CGAAATCCTTTTCCAGATCGCTGCTCATCCGCGCTGTATCCTTTTCCACGCCGCTTGGATTTCGGCTGATTTGTCTACCGCTTCGCGGCTATATTGGCCTTCGGCCGCGGTTCGTGAAGCGTGTAGCGCGACGGCTGTATTTACGAGCGCGACGGCTGTTTGCCAGTCCATGTCCCGCGCCTTATCCAAAATTATAGCTGATTTATTCATTGTTGTCTCCTTTCAAGAAAATATCATTCAAGGGTTTGCCTTTGTTTTTATAAATAAGGACTCGTGCATAACTTCCAGAAATCCCATAGGCCGCGCCCAATTCATCCGATGTCCGATAAACTTTGTCCCCGACTACATATTTATTGTTATTTTTGCGCGGCACTCGTGCGCGGTGCGAAATTTCGGGGGATAAGACATCGTCCCAGTCCCATCCTTTTTTTAACCGTGCTTTTAATGTTCGTGCTTTAATGCCAATTTTTTCGCTAAAATAGAGGCAGGCTTGCCGTTCGCTATCAAAGGTTTTGCCCTTTATCGTTATGTTGTTCATATTGGGGTGTAGAAAACGATTTTTGGGGGCTGGTTCTAAGCCAACTGCTTGTTCTGGGGTAAACCCCTTGTTTAATCGTTGGCGCATGGTGCAAAGCACAATCCCGTAATGCTTGGCGGCATCTGTGCTACACTTGAAAGTTTTGCCGTCAATGGTGATTGGGACAAAAGTTTTTTGTTCACGGTAGTCTTCGGGTGGATCGACTAAGTCTACAGCCTGTTCTGGCGTCCATCCGCGCTGTAGCCTGTTCCTAAAACTGGACACACTCACCCCGTAATGTTTAGCGGCGGCATTTATGGTGGGAAATGTCCGGCCTTCTACTTTAACGCTTACATATTTCCCGCTATTTTTTAGATCAGTGCTGTAGTTTCCACGCAGCAGATTGTAACCGTTCGGGTAAACCGTGGTTAATTTATCTATCCATTGGTGTTCTTTTTTAGATAAATCTTTGCGGTCTTTGGCTGTGTCTAAAACGGAAAAAATGAAGTTATCCTCGCCGTAGACGCGAATAGCCTCTTGTAAACTATTCTTGCTCCCCCGCCCGCGGCGAGCGGCACTCAGGTGCGCTGACTTTCTTTTGTTCAGGCAAATAGCTGCCCCTACATATTGCATCCCATTTACCGAATTTGTGGCAAGGTACACAAGCATATCAGTTCTCCTTTACACATTGACATGAGTAAAATTAAACCGAACCTGAATGCCTACAGGGACATCTGGGTACGTTTCGTAACAAGACCGGAGACAAGAGGAGGTGGTTAAAACTGTTTTAACAAAACCGCTCAAATCTTCGTCTTCGACGGGGTCGCCATACATACTGAAGCTATAGCCGCACATAAACGGCAGTCTGGCGAGTATTTCTTGAGGCTGTTTGACGCCGCCAATATAGTAATCGCCGGTAACCACCAATATTTCAGCATCTGCCATATAGTCTATTACCTGTTCTTTACCGGCATCTACCGCAAGATTGTGTTCGCACTCCTGAATAAACTCATTCAGGTTTTTTGCGCGGTCTTTGCTATTATCGGCAATGCTTTTTAGACGATTTAACACATAGTCAACATTTACTCTGCTAGTCATTTTTATCTCCCGTAATGATATAAGATATCTCCCATATAATATAAATGACAACATATTGTCAACAGGAAAAAGAAAACCCCCAGAGCGGCATCACTCTGAGGGCTTCACTACGGGAATGTAAAGCTTGGGGGCTCTACAAAGACCTTTATATACGATTGTATGGGAATTGCAACATATAAATAGGCATAAAAGATGTTTTTTTCCAGATTGTTATGTGCAAGATTAAAATATGTACAACGCGGTCAATTCTGGGAAGATTGGTGAGTTAGTTTGCATGGTGCGCCTGATGAAACTGGGTGTAGCTTGCGAGATAGTACACATGGGCACCACGGACATCATCGCGCAGACAGAGGACGGTTTAATCCGCGTCCAAGTTAAGGCGAGCCAGTTCAAAAGGAATAAAAACGGGTCGGGGTATCATTTTTCTTTAGCATATGGCGGTAACAAACGCCCTTTGACTAAGGAAAACTGTGATATCGTCGCGCTAGTGGCTTTGGATCGCGAGCGGGTGTTATTTAAACCGGTTGAATGCTTAAAGGGGCAGCTAACCAAACGGTTCCTGCCCCAAAAGTTTGATAAGGATGATTTAGAACGACGGACTTGGGAATTTTGCCTAGATCAAGTTCTATTATAAACGCCCGTCATATATAGCTGCTTCCAGTTCTTCGTCGCTCATATTATCAAAATCAAGATCCGTGAACCGCGGTTTATGTTTTGGTTTACGTGGCCTTACGGGTTTAATTTTAGGGGCCGTGGGCCGCGGATCGGGCTTTTCTTGCAGATATTCTAGGGTGCTATATTTATGTCCACACTCTAGGCATTTACGGTTTCGTCGGATTGTATCCCCGTGCGGTCTACTGTTATAGACTTTACTTTTCCCCTGACACTTCGGGCATATCACATTGCTCTCCCTGACAACACTCGTTGATATAAAGATGGCACACGGAGCATTGTACATGGCCGTGTACCTCAACAGGTTTTAGGTTTGTTTGGCAGCGCGGGCACTGGTTATTGCTTAACAGTTCTTGAATTTTACCGGCGTGTCCGAAAGGTTGATTAGAGACTAAGGGTTCCCTATTCTTCATCTTCAATCTCCCCTGACCCGCCGCAAAGTTCGCATTCCATTAAACGGTCTTCAAGCCAGCCACCCCGCCAATCCATTGGTGCGGGGACGGCGACTTCATATTCACATTGTCCCTCGCCTCCGCACTCTGGGCAAGGCTTCATTTTACTAAATGAAGCTTTTGGCCGTTCTTTTTCCGCTCAAGGTAATTCCTTTGATGCATCCGTGCGGTCTCTCGGTTGTTTACCTTCCAACTCCGTCTAGCGCACTTATTGGAGCAAAATAAACGCTGCTTGCCGGTAAGCTTAGTCTTACATTGCTTACAGTTTTTTCGGCCGTTTTTACGTTTTATTTCAGGCGTAAACGTAAAATCCAATCCTTCGTCCGGAGTAAATTGAACGCCCTGTCCAAAATCGGTTAGTTTTTCTTGCAAATCAATTTGCGCTTCAACCAAAAGGCCGTAGGCCGCGAGCCGTTTCATAGCAGGCGTGGGTGATACCCCGTGTTCTTCAGCATCCGCAAGAACGTCCCCGATTGTCGTGATTAGTTGTTTTGTATAGTCCACATTGGTCTCCCGTATAAGAGTTAACATTACTTATCCCATACCATAGCTAAAAAAATATGTCAACGGCTCTGGAGTTCTTTTACGCGGGCCTCTTTATACACTTCCCACATAATACGAAGCTGCCCGCTTATTGTGCGGCCTTCGGCTTTTGCGATTGTTCTAATCTGCTCATATACCTCGATTGGCACCAAGACAGACTTCCATTTAGTTATATCCATTAAGGAAAACTCCATATATAGCGTTTCTATAAGCGAATATATAGGAGATATGGTATGTACGCAAGAAAAAAAGGCCCCGCCGAAGCGGAGCCAGTTTAAGGGAGGAACACCATGAAAAAGCTTACTTAGCTTCACCCCAACTTGGGCCGATCTCTATGTCGCATTTACTTGGTATTTCCAATGGTACAGCATTTTCCATGATGTTGGCAATATTTTCTGCTGCCGCACGGTCTGGTACTGAGATAGCTATTTCATCGTGGATTTGAATCAGCGGGATGTGTCCTTGCTCATACATATTGACCATAGACTGCTTAGTCATGTCTGCGGCGGACGCCTGAATAAGCCTGTTTAGGGCTTTGTAGGTATATGCCCGTTTAAGCCTCGTTGTCTCGCCGTATTCGTCAATGGCTTTTTGGTACGGAAGAGCTTTGTTCATGGCAAAAGTGTCTGGCTCCCACAGATCAAAGCGGCATTTACGCCCCAATAAAGACCGCACAGAGCCTCCACTTGTTTTGTCGTTCAAACGTGCCTGAACACCGTTCATCAAGCCCTTAACGAACGGGACGCGATCATGGTACTGCTTAACCAGACTCTTGGCGTCATCTACGTCAATGTCCAGTTGCTCAGAAAGTTTGTTAACGCCCATCCCGTACATCATGCCTAGGTTAATCGTCTTCGCCTGTTTGCGATTGATCGACGCCATTTCTGCAACCATCGTATGAAAATCCATATCAGGATCGTGTCTATAAGCATTTACAAATTCCTCCACGCCCCGCATTGCGCCGCCGCGGTGTTTGTTAAATAGGTGTGCATAATGCACCAAGATGCGCGGTTCTTGCTGCGAGAAATCAATAGCCGCCCACTGCTCACCTTCTTCCGGCAGGAAAAGGCTGCGGATCATTGGCCCCAGTTCAGGGTCGCGGGCCGGAATTTGCTGTAGGTTGGGGTTAGACATTGAAATGCGCCCCGAAACCGTGCCGCCATCGTCTGATCTGATTTGGTTAATGTGCCCGTGGATACGCCCATCTGTCCGGCAGTGCTTCATAATTGTGTTGATGAAGGTGCCGCTAGTCTTGTTTAGGTTTCGGGCCTGCACGATTAGCTGTGCCAGTTCATGCGGGTGGTCTGTTAGGAAAGACTTTGTAAAAGACGGTGCGCCCTTTTCTGTTTTTGGGTAGGAAATGCTTAACTTATCAAAAGCTTTAGAAATTGAAGCAGCCGCCCAAAGCTCTACGTCCATACCGGCCACGGACTTTATTTGTTTGACTATATCCTTTTCTCTTTTAAGGAGCATGTTTCGGGTGCGCTCGACACGGTTTTGATCAATACGAACGCCGCGCCATGTCATGTCGATCAGGCAGGGCAGAAGCTTTAGTTCAAGGTCCGCGATATGCCACAAATCTTCTTTGGTCAGTTGTGTAGACAAGTAGTTCCACAGGTCTAGGGTTATCTCTGCGTCATTCTGAGCATAGGGGCCGACATACATGGCAGGCATCTTCCACATCTCTGCTTTGGGGTCGAGGCCGAACTCACGGGCAGCTTCCTGCAAAGTTTTCTCTGTCTTAATCTTGCCCAGCAAGTCGTAGCAAAGCGCATTCAGGCTGTAGCTAAACCGGTTTTCATCTAACAGAGCGGCTACCAGCATTGTGTCGATGATGCGCCCGTTTAGCTTGAAGCCCATCCGGCGTATCCAACCGGCATCGTACTGCGCGTTGTGCATGATCTTGTCGGCGGGGCACTCAAACACTTTCTTGAGCCACTTGTTGACAATGCGCTCATCTAAGTTACCCCCACCAAGGTGGCGGATAGGAATATATCCGGCCCAGTCTGCAACAGCTATTGCATAGCCCACAACCTCCCCGTCTCCGGTGGGCCATCCCGGCCCGTTAACTTTGATGTTTGGGTCGCGTGTTTCAACGTCGATAGCGATCTGCTTTGCATCAAAGATGTCTGGCAGTTCTGCGGGTGGAACCCATTCACTCTTGGGACCGAACATTGTCATTTGCAAACTCATTAGAAAAGTTCCGTATCAGAAATAGGTTTTTCGCCGCCCAACGCAGCATAGCCACAGATGTCGATCCACGAGTCTTCGTGGTCGGTCTTCATCAAGCGGGCAGACTTGACCATAATCATACAAAGCACAAACTGTTGCTCCGTTACTTCTTGCCCTAATACAACGGACCAGAGCTTCGCGATATCTTGAAAGTTCCGGTGTGCGTCGCCGTAATCTTTTGCACGGTCGCCGTTAATTAAATCGCCTGCGGTATCCAAAATTTCTTCACGTTTCATTGTATGTTTTCCCCTTCCGGTGGATTGGTTTTATTACATTTGGGGCAAGCGTCGGCATTTGCCGCGGTGTATCCAGCCCAAACTTTTTCATACCAGTCGTCGGGTGTCCGATGCCAAGTGTTCCACTTGTTGCTGCACTTCACGCACTCATAGTTCACATTTATCATGTGGTCTTGTATCTGAACGACGCTCATATCCAATAACTCCTGTTCATGTCTTCGGGTTCAATCAAGTAAAGGTTTTCCTTAGTACGAGTGACCCCTACATAAAACACTCTGTGTAAATCGTCAGGTGCTGCCTCCGAAGCTTTTTGCGCTGCGGGAGACAGGTCTGTGTATAGCACAACATTGTCGGCTTCGCCGCCTTTAGAGCCGTGAATCGTGGACAACGAAATGCGAGGCATTGCGTTAAATTTCTCGCCCCTACGTAGCAGAGCCGTGATGTACGCACGTTCGCTACTAGGCATCTTATCCATCGCCTCATGCCATATCATTTCGATAGTGGCTTTTAGGCCGTGGTTTTGTTGCAACTCGTCAAGGTTAGCTGTTTCATCATCATCTAAAGCAGGCAGTTTTTTAAATCCGCGCTTGACTCTGTCGCCAACAGACATATAACTGTAAATGGCTCGTGCAGCCTTTCCTGTAACTCTTTGACCCTTACGCAGTTGTTCCCATCCGTTGATGGCTTCACTTAGTTTCTCTGATATTGACCGGTTCCCGTTTCGGTTAAACAGAAACCCACGGCTTTTTAAGTCTTGGGCAGCGGCGTCTAAGAAATAATTAGCTTGGGCTAGCACGAGCCACGAACCTTCCTCAAAACCAATATATCCGGTGGTAGGTATCCGCTGCACGGAGCCGTGGTCCAGTTTAGGCAAGTAGGTTTTTGCTACGCGACGTTTAATGCGTTTAGCAATGCCTTCAGCTAATGGATGTACGGACGCTGGTACGCGGTAAGATTGCTCTAGCACCTCGTAACCGCCATTCAGTCCGATAAAGTGTTCTACGTCTGCACCGGCCCAGCGATAAATAGCTTGGTCGTCGTCTCCCGCGCAATAGATGCGCTCAGAATTTTTTTCTAAGACATGAGCCACGTCCCATTGCAGAGGTGACAGATCCTGCGCCTCATCAATAAACGTGATTGCCAGACGTGGGCAGAACTGTGCGCCGTCTCGTACAAACACGTCCAGCATATCGGTAAAGTCGTACAGATCAAACCGGTTCTTATATTTAGTCATGCAGTCTGACACATACTTCACCGTGGACCACGGGTCGTCTAATCCGCTTTCGTCATACTGTTGGCGAAGATCAACCTTGCGGAGCCTAGCTAAATTCAACAGGCTGATTATTGGGTTGTTGTTTTTATTCAGGTCGAAAGTTTCTTCACCGCCAAGGCCGCGTCTATCGCCGACAAGGTCGTGCCCGATTTCATGCCCCAACTCTTTATAATGCTCTGGCTGCATAACTTGGTCTGACCGAATGCCCGACAGCTTTAGTGCAAAGCTATGCAGCGTTCTGAACCAAGGCAGTTGAACAGGCTCAAAGTTAAACCTAGTGCAAGCTCGTTCGATGGCTTCGTTAGCCGCCTGCTTAGTAAAAGCAAAGTATCCGATATGCGCGGGGTCTACACCACGAGACAGAGCCTCATCCACTTTGTTAAGAAGAGCGGTGGTTTTCCCCGTTCCGGGCGGACCGTAAATGCGAAATATTTTGTTGTCCATTTTCTTCCAGCCTTTTGCAAATTTCTTCTATTGTTTTTTTGCCCATGTTTGGAACCCGATGAATTAGTCTGCTATGGCTCACATTCTCCACAAAATCTTCAAGGCTGACCCGCAGTAGGTCTTCGTTATAAAGACAGTTGTAAGCGCGTCGGCTCCACCAGATATCTTTCATTACTTTAGGCGGCGAGGGCCGTGATGCGCGGGCTGCTTCCCACAAAGCTTTCTTATCTATCTTTGCTACAATCTGCCTGACACGCTCGCGCGTGATACCATATTCATCTGCCACAGATTGCAGGGTACGTTTTTCTACCA